GGTTTTATCAGTTGCGCCCACGGGTTGCCGTGAGCCGCGAATGTGGTTTTGACTTCGGTCATGCGTTAGATTTGTTCATGCAATGGCACTTTTGAAAGGAAAGCCGATCCAGCTCTACCACGGCACATTGAAAGCGGCGGCTGGTATTCATGCACAACGTCACCGCGCAGACTACCGCAGGCTTTGTGTGCGTCTGCATCGATACGGACAGGCTTTTGCAGGTGTGGCCATGCGTAGCTTGTGGAGTCGCTGAACATGTTGGTTGTGGGCGGTGGTGTTTTCATGCTTGTTTGATTACACGGTAGGCGATGATGTCTACTGATGGTCGAGCAAAATCCATATTCCAACTCAACAATTTAGCTCGGCATGATTCAAAAATTCCATCAAACCCGCGCAGTCTGTATCGAACTATTGTGTCTGGGTCAACAGGACAATCCCCACCACTCCACTCAATCCACCCGTCATCAATCGCCACACTCTCAGGCGCATATTCTGGCTGAGGTGGCACCACAACAGGCGCATGCGCTGCGTGGTCTGATTCCTTCTGCGCTGCCATAGCTTCAGCCTTCAACGCACTGTAGGCCGTGCAATCCTCCGCGCTGTCCGCATGGTAGCCGGGCCGCGCAAACAGGCGCACATCTTTCAGGATTTGCATCAAGTGCCACCCTTGCGCCTCTGTCAAGCTGGTGCCGTGGTACAGGTTGAAAATGGCAACCGTCAGGCCCATGCTGCGCTCGCCTTCTGGCTTGTCGTATGTGGCAGCACGGTCGCGCATGTGCTGCGCTGCTTTGTCGAGTATTTCAGGTGCTTTCATTTTCCATCCAGTTCAGTTATCACCAATGTTCAGTTGCTCAAGTGCCCTGAGCGTGTAGTCGTGTGCAAAATCAATTTTTGCCTTCAATTGACGTATCACCCGAGCAGCCTCGTTAGAGAGCTGCGTATCAGCAGCGTCAAGCAAGATCAAAAATTCCTCAAGTGTTAATTTTTCTGTTTGCATTTTTGGTTCTCCAAATAAGTTGCAGTCCGTTCAACAATTCGCGGCATATGTATTAAGGCGACACCGCTTGCAACCGTTGCGCACACCCGGATAGAGTTTCATCGGGCGAGTGTGCGCGGGCCATTGTTGCTATGTACCGGCCCGGACTGCGTGGAGCTGGCTCGCAATTGTCACCCCCGGAAAAGTTCGTAAAAGAAGCCAGACAAGCCACCACCAATAATAGCGACAAGTCCCACCAGTGAAAGCACCAGAGCCACATCTTTGACCACATCAAGCATGCCGTAGCTGGCCCGTGTGCAGTCGCGTCCTTGTCGGCAGTTGCCAGTGCAGCACTGTGCATCCTGCCGGTCTGTGCGTGCATGTTCGTCAATCGCACGCAGCATGCCGATTGTGTGGCAGGTGTGCGGGCGTGGACATGGTGTGCCGTCTTTTTGACAGCCGTAAACGCAGGTCATTTCATCACCTCAAACAAAAGCAGCAAACAAAAAACCAAACGTCAGGCCAACGGCTGCAACCGTAAGCCAATCGTACACGCGCTGGTGTGCAGGACGCGTGTAACGTGTAATCGGGTTGGCGCTGGTAGCATCACACCCGAATGCCTCGGTCATGGTGCGCGGGAAACGGTCACGGTGTTGGTGTCTCATTTTCATCCTCTTTCTGCAACAGTGCAATAAATCCAAAGTGGTAAACGATCCAGCTCCATCAATTTGATTGATCCAACTGGAACACAATCCGGCGCGTCAAGTTCACCGACGCACTGGACAAAGTTTCCCAGTGCATCGTAGTCAAACATATAGCCGTCCTTGAATTGGTCTTTGCGAAAAAGCGCACGCCCGGTGCGCAGGCGGTTGACAGGGTGCATCATGGTTCGCTCATTTCTTCTGCAAACTTCTTCTGCGCTGCTTCTGTGATCTTGTTGAGCGTTTCCAGCTCCAAACAATCAACTATGTTTACTCGCATGTAAAGCACAGCTAGAACTTCTTCATTTTCCAAATCAACATGGCATTCAACCCGTGTGGGGCCATTTCCTATCTCTTGAATAATCCGCATAGATAACTCCGATTTGTGCTAAAAAAAACCACCGGCAAAAACCGATGGAAAGCAAACGAAAGATGGTGGACGCTGGGAGGACTCTAACCCCCACTGACCAGAGACACGATGGCGCGCATCTGATTATGCTCCTACGGCTACTAACCGTGCATGTGCCACGACTGTGCAGCGCCCGAAAAAGTTGATGGTGGCCGGTGCTTCCCGGCTCTGGTTTCGTCTCTACTGATCCGCAGTGACCAGTTGCGTCTTTCGATGTTTGGCTTTCAGTCTGCCCGTTCCACACTCGCCGCGCAGCGGTCAATCCTGCGTTTTGTTATGCAACTCAGTTACCGTCCCAGTTCGCCACGTTGCGCTTTGCTTGCGCTTTCACCATCAAGTCAGCGGGCAGGGGTGGCTACCTGCTTTTACTTCATTGCCCTTCACCGTTTCCGGTTACTGTGCGTGTCCTATCCACGCCGCCGCTGACTTCATGGCCCCCGTGCTTTCAACGGGGATGCTTGTCGGTGTTTCAACCGCGCCAGCCGGGATGCCCCAGCCTACACATGCAATCAACTCACATGTGCTGATTGCAGGGCTTCCACCCGCCGCCAATCAAACCTTTCGGTGATTGATCTGCCACAGATTACAAATCTGTTGACTTGCATAAATTCTATCAGCCATAGCCATCGCCATAGCCAGAGCCATCGCCATAGCCAGAGGCAGAGCCAGAGCCAGAGCCAGAGGCAGAGCCAGAGCCATAGCCATCGCCATAGCCAGAGCCATCGCCATAGCCAGAGGCAGAGCCAGAGGCAGAGCCAGAGCCATAGCCATCGCCATCGCCATCGCCAGAGCCATCTATGAAAACTTTTTTACCCATGAATAGACTCCATTGATTTTTGCGTTGTTGGGATCAATTCACACACCCCAGTCAAATAAATAAACGGGTTTTTTGTGTCGATTTTGCACCCGTCTTTAATTCCGTTTTGAGCTACGCCGGACAGCGCTATACCGTCTTTGGCTTTCCAGCTCCAAAGTCGCACAGAGTCTTTCAAAACCACGTTTTCACCGTCAGCCGAAACGACGGTGCCAGCATGTACACCAGCAGCGTAACAGCGGGCGATTACGTGCATGCCAATAAATGGATGCGCTGCAACTTTGGCATCAGGTTGCTGAGTAGCGGAAAAAATAGCAGCGATTTGTTTCAATTCGCCAAATGTAAGATTGTCAATATTCATAATGCTCTCCAAAAAAATGATTATGTTGATGCCAGAGTCACACTGGCTGCATTTTGCTTTTCTCGGCATACTTGCCTCACAACAGAGCATTTAGCCGTGTTGGTTATTCCATGTGACTCCCCGGTTCTTGGCATCCCCGGATCAACGCTGCGCCTATGGCTCGCCTATTTGTTACCCCGGTTAGCTAACCCCGGCCTGCCGCTGCTGTTGATCACTGCGTTTTCGGCATGGCTGAATCATAACACCAAAAATCAGGCAGTGCAAAACTTTTTCTGACTTTTTTCTAGGTTTTTTCTAGGTTTTTTCTATGCTATGATTTGAGCCATCGCAACACACACGAAATGAAAAGGCCATGACACCAGAGATTTTAATGAGCATAGGTGAGTACATCATTCAGCCAATTTGCTTGGCTGCTATTTTTATTGTTGCAATCAGGAGCATTAGCAAGTGAACAGAAAACTGAAGAAGAAACCAAGCATGCCAGCACTCAAGGCAATCCGCGATTGTGGCGGGCCTGAAGCCACTGCCGCTCTGTGCGGTGTGTCGGTGAAAGCTGTGTATGCGTGGCGTGGCAGCGTGCCAGCTAGGCATCAAGACAAGATAAAAAAACATCTTGGAGTGACAGAATGAAAACATGCGGCCAATGCAAGTATTTCGAGGTTGACCGTGGCCCAGGTGGCGGCAAGTTGCGCCATCCTGATGCGCCTGGCAGCTGTGCATATGTTGTGCGGTGGCCTGTGTTGCCATTGTCTTTTTCTGCTTACACCTATGGCACGCTTGGGCCATCTTTTAAGCTGCCACGGGCAGAAAAAATGAATGCATCAAGCAATGCAGACAGGTGCGCCACGTTTGAGGCTAAGGACGTTAAGAGTGTTCAACAACTGAGGATTGAGTGATGACAACGTATGAAGAATTTGTAGCGCGAAAGCGCCACACAACAGGGCAGTTCGGGTTTGAGCCGCAATGGATGCCTGCATGTGCTTTTGACTTTCAGCGGGCAATCATTGAAAAAGCGGTGCGCAAGGGGCGCATGGGAATTTTCTGTGATACCGGACTTGGTAAGACTCTGATTCAGCTTGCCATCGCTGAAAACGTGGTGCAAAAAACGAATGGGCGCGTGCTGATTCTGACTCCGCTTGCTGTGGCTTTTCAGTTCGTCAACGAAGCCGAAAAAATCGGAGTGTCTGACGTTGGTCACAGCAAAGACGGAAAGCTGAAAAACAAAATCACGGTCTGCAACTATGAGCGTCTGCACTTGCTGAATGCTGATGATTTCGTCTGTGTCATGCTGGATGAATCCAGCATCCTGAAAAACTTCAATGGCAAAATTCGTGATCAGATTGTGGCGTTTATCAAGAAAGTGCCGTATCGCTTTCTGTCCACTGCCACCCCTTCACCAAATGACTTTATCGAGCTTGGCAACAGCTCTGAGGCATTGGGGTACATGGGCTACATGGATATGCTGGGCAAGTTCTTCAAAAGCACTCAGAATGATGTTGATAGCAACAGTAAGAACATCGGGGAAAAATTCAGGCTCTTGGCTCACGCTGAAAAAGACTTTTTCGCATGGGTAAATCAGTGGTCAATCATGGTTAAAAACCCATCTGACCTTGGTTTTTCAGACGCTGGTTATGAGTTGCCAGCCCTGCATACATATCACCATATTGTCAAAAATGAAAATCAATGGTGCATTGATGGGCAAGAATCTCTTTTTGTCATGCCAGCCAGGACAATGACAGAAGTAAAAGAAGAGCAAAAGTCAACTGTGCAGGCCAGGTGTGAGGAGGCAGTGAGGCTCGCCAGTGGCAAAACATCAGTTTACTGGTGCAATCTCAATGATGAAAGCAGCAAGCTGAAGGCTCTTGACTCTGAAGCGGTGGAAGTTGTCGGTGGTATGTCAATTGACCAGAAAGAAGATATTCTTGTTTCGTTTGCCAAGGGTGAAATTCAGCGCCTGATCACTAAGGCGAAAATGACTTCAATGGGTTTGAATTGGCAACACTGTAATCACACTGTTTTTTTTCCAACGTGGAGTTATGAGCAGTATTACCAATCAATCCGGCGATTTTGGCGTTTCGGACAAAAGTCAGAAGTTACGTGCGACATGGTTATCAGTGAAGGTCAAACCCGTGTTATGGAGGCAATCGAGCAAAAGACAGAAAAGGCAATAACACTTTACGGCAATCTGGTGAAGGCCGCAAACAATTCGTACACCGACAAACAAGCCAAAGCAACATCTAACATTCAACTACCGGAGTTTCTGACATGCAAGTAAAAGACCAAATCATTACGCCAAACTACGCAATCTACAATGCAGACTGTATGGCTGTCATGCCAAAAATTCCAGATCAGTCAATTGATCTGAGTATCTATTCACCTCCGTTCTGCGGTTTGTACACATACTCTAGCAGCCCAAACGATTTCAGCAACTGCGAAACTCGTGAGCAGTTTTTGGAGCAATATGAGTTTTTGATTGTTGAAATGAAGCGGGTGATGAAGCCTGGCCGCATCACGGCAGTGCATTGTCAAGATGTGTTTGATCATGCTTCACGGCTGTGGGACTTCCCTCATGAAATTATCAAGATTCACGAAAAGCACGGATTCACCTACCGCAACCGCATTACTGTATGGAAAGAGCCGCTGCGTGTTCGCACCCGCACAATGGTTCAGAGCCTTATGCACAAATTCATTATTGAGGACAGCACAAAGTGCTTTACAGCAATGCCTGACTATGTGCTTGTGTTCACTCGCAATGGTGAAAATGAAGTTCCTGTTACTCATCCTGAAGGGTTTAAGCGGTACTTCGGCTCCACCCCAATACTGCCTGAAATGGTGCGTATTTGGAACAACACCAACGACACAAAATTTACGCATGAGCAATTGTGGGATCACCTAGTTAATCACTATACACATCACACTGATGCACGCACCAACAAACTCAGTCATTACATTTGGCAGCGTTACGCATCAAGCGTGTGGGATGATGTGCGAATTGACAACGTGCTGCCATTCCGTGACGCAAAAGAGGACGATGACGAGAAACACGTTCATCCACTCCAGCTTGATGTGATTGACCGCCTTGTGGAAATGTACTCAAACGCTGGGGAGACCGTTCTTACACCGTTCATGGGTGTTGGCAGTGAGGTTTACAGCCCTGTCATCCTTGGGCGCAAGGCCATCGGTGTCGAGCTGAAAGATAGTTACTTCAAACAGGCCAAGATCAATCTTAGCCTTGCCTCGCAACGTTTCCACGGTGAAGGCATGGTTCAGGAATCGCTGATTTAACAAGCCTAACAAAGCCCGGACAATCCGGGCTTTTTTTTGGCTGTGCAATACAATGCACGCATGACACACACAGTAATCGGAATTGATCCCGGCATGAATACAGGCATAGCGCGGTATGAGGATGGAGAGCTTGTAGAGCTTGAAACCGTTCCACCGTGGGGAGTGCGCCAGGTTATTGATGATCTGCGCCCTGATCTTGTTGTATTCGAGGACAGCCGAAAGCAGTCTCACACATGGACACGCATTGCAAGCCGTGACGCATCGCTCAAGATGGCCCGCAACGTGGGCGAGATCGACGCATGGTGCAAGCTGATAGAGGCTGAATGCGCCGCGCTTGGCATCAAGTGCATGGGTGTTAGCCCTACAGGCAAGGGCGCGAAACTCGCAGCGCCTGCGTTCTCTAAACTCACGGGATGGACTGGAAAGAGCAACCAGCATGCACGGGATGCTGCTCTGGTTGCGTTCCCGTATCGCAACAGCCGTAAATGAATAAACCCGCCTGAGCGGGTTGTTTTGTGGCTGAAACATTCAACATTACAGCTTAACTTTTTCGCGATTTTTCAGCATGATTTGCGCATCTGCTTCTCGGTTGTAATCTGTGATGCGGAAAAATCCGCTTTCCTCTTTCTTGTAAGTTATGGTGTTTGGCTTGGCGGTTCCGTTTTCTGTTGACTTGCAAAAAAACTCCCATGCTTCGCGTGGCGCTTTTGATGGTTCTTCTGGTAAAAAGTACACAGAAAAAACACGTTCTGTTGTTTGAAACATAACGCGCTGCATCGGTTTTCCAGATTGCGAAATAGACGGATGCACAGACATGGTCAACAATGCCTCAGTCTGGTGATTACTAAGATCACGTTTGTAGCTGTAATAATCTGCTTCGATTTGCTTCCTTTTCAATTCTAGTTTTTCATTTGGGTTTACAAGTTCAGCTTTGCATTTTTGGCAGTATCTGGCAGCTATGTCATTTTCTTGGCCGCATTCGTGGCAATTCTTGTATGTCCAGTAGTATTCGCACCGTTCAACTTCATGCTTACCAATTTTTGATCCAGTGCAGCGCCGACCGTAGTGCGCCGGAATTGGTACTAACTTAGTTTCACCATCCGATCCACTTACATACACCTCATTTGTTATACGTTCGTTTGCTTCGTCTATGAAATATCCATAATCGTCAATTCCATATTCTTCCTCATTAGGTCTAGGTGTAAACAGATTTGTGAACCCGCAAAATTCGCACTTTGCTTCCAATGTGCCTTCACCAGCCTTCTGATAAGCAGCCTCAATTTCTGGCCTGAAAATGTCACCATCGGGGCAGTGGCGTGCAATGTTGCCACCGTAGTCCAGCACCAGACAATCGCGCTTACCGTCATGCAAGCGCAGGCCACGCCCGATGATCTGCTGCAACAGGCTCACGCTTTCAGTGGCTCTAAGGATGGCAATACAGTCCACATGGGTGAAGTCCACGCCTGTTGTCATGGTGCCAACGCTGACGAGGTGCCTGTACCTTTGCGCCTTGTAATCTGCCACCAGTTCTTTGCGGTCACCAGCTTTTGTGTTGATGTCACCACCAATCATGCGAGATTCATCCGGTGGCAGGCTTGCCATTATTTCCTGAGCATGGCGCACAGTGGCCGCAAACCACATGATTCCCACCCTGCCAGCCGCTTGTGCCAACACATCTCCAACAATGGCGGCTGTTTTTCTGCCCCAGCCTTCAAACGCTTTTTCAATGGCTGCGGATGAAAATTGACCATTGGCACCAGTCGTTAGGCCGCTTGTGTCGTAGCTTTCCGCTTCGTGGCCGGGAACCACTGGTGGCGTGAGGAATCCGCGCTTGATGAGTGCGGGCGCTGCAATGCTGTACACCATGCGACCGAAGTATGGATCGACACACTGAGACTCCGGGAAGTCCACGCCATCCGGGCCTTGCTTGACCACAAAGCCGGTGCCTAAGCGGTAAGGTGTGGCAGACAACCCGCACACCCGCAAATTCGGATTGCCTTCCTTCAGTTCTTCGATGATCGTTTTGACGGTTGGAACAATTCGATGGCATTCATCCAAAATCACCCCGGCAAACTGGCCAGCCATCTTCTTTGCCACGCGCTTGAAACTGGCATCGGTGGCAAAGATCACAAGCCCGGACAGGTTCTTTGCAATGCTGGCGCTGTAGATGCTGTATGGCACCCCGCACGCTTCAAACTTGCTGGCGTTCTGGGTCACCAACTCGCTGGAGTGAGCAAACACAGCACACGCTTTCCAGACAGCCCGTGCAGCGTTTCTGCCAGCATGCTGATGATGATGGCTTTCCCCGCACCTGTTGCCGCTTCAACAAGACAGGGTACAGTGGTTTTTTTCCAGTGCGCAATAACGGCATCGTGCGCTTCCTGTTGGTAATCGCGTGGGGTGAATTTCATTTCACGTCAAGCCTTGTTGTTTTCACAAGTCGAGCGCCTGGCACGTCAACACCTGCCCTCAGTGATTCCTTGACTTTGGTTTTGCTGACGCTGTACTTTGGCACCATGTATTCATTCGGCACCATCGCTTCTTCAAACACCTCAACGCTTTCAGGATTATTTACGATTGAAAAAGTGAATACAGGGCATTGAATTTTTTGCATTGCCATTGCTTCCATGTTTCGCTTAAGATAAGCTTTAAGCCCATCCGCAACGGCTACTCTGTGCGCTTTCAGGGCTTGCAGGCGTTTTATTTCAACTTCGATGGCGGGTAAGTCCTTCACGGTTTCACGGCACACCATCTCAATGCCCTGAGCCTTCAGCGCGATGTCATCCGGCAGTCCGCTGGCTTCAATGGTGTCTGCAACGGTTTCGCTGTCAAGATCGAGGTTTGCCAGGTTGCGGGAGAGTTCCAAGAATTGGCCGGTCAAGTGGTAAAGGGAAGTCATGTTCAATCCAAAAAATGCCCGCTGGTGCGGGCTGGTTGTTACGTCAGTTGTTTGCTATCAAAAAGGAACCTCGGAGTCATCGTCAAACGCCACAGCAGCCGGTGCCCGTGCTGGTGCAACAGGCCGCGCTGGTGCAGGCTGGCGTGGTGCGGCTGGCGCTGCCTCAGCCGGTGCCGATGGTGTGGCCGCTGCGCCTTTCTTGCGCGGTGCGACTTTTTGAACCCAGTTGCCTGACTTCAGTTCGCCTTTCTCGTTTTTCATCTCCCACAATCCCAGCTTCAGAACCATCGGGCGATTCAGCAGTGCGTTTGACAAGTCGGCATCTTCCGGTTCAGCACCCAATGCCATGATCTGACCGCCTGCATTCGCGTCAATTGCTGCCAGCATCATCAAGGCCTTGTCGCGCTTTTCAGCGTCTGCGTTCTTCACCTTGATTTTCTGGAAAATCTTTCGGTTTTTGTATTCTTCAGGCAATGCTACAGTCCAGCGGAGCGAAACGAAATACTCGCCTTCATGTTCATCCCACTTTGCCTGATCCAACATCGCCATGACTTGCGTGCCTTCGGGAAGTGGTGTCATTGCACCGCCGCCTGAATCAAATTCACCTGTTACTTGTACAGCTTGACCTGTTGAAAGCTGGAAAAAAGACATTCGGTTTCCTCTTTTGAAAAATGCTGATTTGTCTCAGCGGTTGAAAAATGGGATGTGTTGCAGCAATGGATTTTCACCCATTGGGAGTTCAAGTTCTACCGGCATTGCATAGCGTGTTTTTGCTGCAACATAGCCGATCTTGCCATCGCCTGACGTGATTAACACACGCTCGCCTGTTTGCATGGCACGGCCAAACTTTGTAGGCTGGCCCTTGCGGTTTGTTTCAGCACCTTGGATAAATTCTTCTTTCTTGATGTACGCCACCATGTCGCTATTGCTGATGTACTGCTGACTTGATGCCGTGTGCATGTCCAGCCCGTAAACCGTGTATTCGCTGCCTTCATCCGGGCGGTTCTTGACCTTTTGCACGCCGGTATGTGCAAGCAACACAATAGCCATTCCACGGCGCTTTCTGATCATTTCGCATGCGTACATTACCTCACTGTGCCACGCTGCCAGCTCGATGTAGCCTTTGTGAAACCCGCCAGCCGCATCCGCGATATTTCCAACACCATCTCGGCATGCAATCTCGTGTTCAAACAGGCGGGACAGTGCGGTTACGCTGTCAATAACCAGCGTCTGGAATGCGTGTTCTGCCGTGATCACTTCGCGGAGCTGGCCCATCAATTCTGCCTTCGTTGATCCCGTGACGTTTCCAGCTGCATCCCGGCCAGCTTTAGGCAAAGCAGGAAACGCTGTAGGCTGCACATCTTCTGCCCATCCTTCAAACACAGTCTCGCATGATTCAGCCTGAATGAACAAAGGCGATGGGAACAATCCGCCAAGGCTGGTTTTTCCCGCCCCTGGTGATGCCACAATTGTGATGATTGGCGGTGTCGGCACTGACCCTGCCCGGCGTGCTTTTTCAAAGTACATATTGGCTCCTTGATTTACCGCATCGCTTGCGGAATGGCGTGCATCATAGCGCGGAAAATGCGAATTTGAAAAACTTTCACTCAATTTTTTTTTGCTATGATGCGTGCATCTATCACACAGGAGCATGCACATGAAGACAGAAGAGGCGATTGAATGGGCTGGGAGCAAGTTGGACTTGGCCCGTGTTTTGGGCTTGTGGCCACAGACGGTTTACAACTGGGGCGAATATCCTCCGAAGGCCAAACAGTACGAGATTCAGGTAAAGAGCGGCGGCAAGCTGAAGGCTGAACCAGACCCTGTTACAGCATTGAAAAAGTGAGCAACAACACATGAGCAATACAGAAGAATGGATTGATTTCGAGTGTGATGTTGATTTGTCTGATGAGGCTGATTATCCGTATGCCGTATGTCGTGCTGCCGGGTTGCGTGTTATCCCTTTGCAGCCAATAATAGAGCTACCTGGGCACGCTTTGGCGTGTGGGTGTGGGGACGTTGAATGTAAGGCTCTTGGCAAGCATCCAACAATCCCAAACTGGCAAACCGCCCCCAACTGGGATGATGGGCAGATTGAAGGCATGCGGATGGTGGGGCAGCTTGACCCGGCTTATGGAGTGCTGATACGTGACGGGTTGCTTGTTGTTGACGTTGATCAAAGAAACGGCGGGCACGAGTCTATCCAGCGCCTTGAGCGTGATATCGGCGTGGACATTCGCGGCGCGGCTGGGTTTATTGTGCGTACTGGCTCAGGTGGCGAGTCTGCACACTACTATTTCAGGGTTGCGGATGGTGCTGAACGCATGATGCAAAACCTTGCGGAGTACCCAGGTATCGACTTCAAAAGCAGCGGGTTTGTTGTTGGGTATGGCTCGCCGCATGTGTCAGGGCGTGACTATGAGCTGCTTCGCGGCGCACCAAGCGCAATCGGAGAGCCACCGCACCAACTGGTTGCAAAACTGCGTGAGACGGGGCGTTACACGGGCGTGGTGGGCGGTGTGCTGCGTGATGTTGGAGCGGATGAGTTGCAGGCCATTGCGCGTGCTGTGCCGGTGGACAAGCTGACGTATGAGGAATGGGTCGAGATGGGCATGGCGCTGCACCACACTACCGGCGGCAGTGCTGATGGGCTGAAGCTTTGGGACACGGTGAGCGCGGAGAAAGATGGTGCGCGGTACACGTCAGACGGGTGCGGCAAGCGGTGGCGGGACTTTGGCAAAAGCAAAACCGGCGGCATGATCACTCTTGGCACGTTGATCATGCTGGCGAAGCGCGGCGGCTACACGGAAAGCGCGGAGTTTGTTTCTGATGTGGATTGGGACGCGATGGAAGCGGCCACAGCTGCCGCTACAACGCCAGAACCTGCGGAGGATGAGCCAGCGCACAAGCCAAGCGGTAATCGCGTTCTGAGGGACATTCTGACCCGTGCCAAGGACACTATCAGGCCGTGGCAGATGCCTGGAGTGTCTGGGCACCTGTACGAGTGGATAGAGAGCCAGTCACGCTACCCACGGCGCACGATCTGTGCAGGGGCTGTGCTGTACGCACTAAGCTGTCTCGGTGGCATGCGTCACACCGATGCACGGGACGGCATGGGGCTGAATATGATGGTGTTTGCGGTGGCTGGTACCGGCACCGGGAAAGAGGCCATATTCCAGTCGGTCACGCTGCTGATGCACCGGCTGGGTGTGTCTCAGGCCATGCACGGAAAGATCAAGTCAGAACAAGAGATTTACCGCAACCTGCTTCGCAACCAGGGCGCGTTTTACTCGATTGACGAAATAGGCATCATGCTGCAAAAGGTAACTCAAGCGGCTAAGGGCACAGGGGCTGCGTATTACATCGCTGTCATCGGTGCGCTTATGGAAATTTACAGCAAGAGCCAAGGTATTCTCACGATCACTGGCGACCTGAAAGAGGAAATCAAAGAAGGGCTGATGGCAGAGCTGGCGAAGCTGAACAAACTCAAGGACAAGGGCGAGAATCCGGCAAAACTTGAGCCAATGTATCAGCGTCTGAATCAGGCGCTTATGGATGCTGATTCAGGCATGCGCGATCCATTCCTGACAATTTTTGGCACCACAACTCCGGAAACATTCGATGCGACTGTGAACACGGAAAACGTGAAAAATGGTTTCATTGCGCGGGCACTCATTCTGCGCGAAACCGAGAATAACCCACGCTGGAAAGATGACTTTTGCGCACAGGAATTGTCAGACCACCTGGTGATGCGGCTTATGGGCTTGTACTGGGGCGGGCACACACACGATGCGTCACAGCACGGGCAGCGTGTTGAGCGGCAAGGGGATAAGGTGGCGATTGTCACCAGGCCGGATGCAAGCGAGATGCTAGACGAGATAAGGGACGTGTTTTGGGAAATGGGGGAGCAACACAAGCACAGCAGCGGGATGGAGGGTGTGACGCGCCGGAGCTGGGAAATGTGCAGCAAGATCAGTTTGCTGCTTGCGATGGCTGACGGAGGTGTGCGAACGGTTGACCATGTGCTGTACGGGTTTGCGATGGCACACGGTGACACAGTGGCAAAAATCATGCTTGCGCGGTCAAAAGATGATGAAGAAGGCGCAACGAAAGAAGACCGCAGCACAGCTAAACACCTCAAGATTCTCTCCATGCTGTCACGGGATGAGCCGACACCTCTATGGCAGGTAACAAAGGCGCTGCGTATGAGCAAGGATGCGGCACAGCCTTATTTTGATTCGCTGGTGGCAGCCGGTAAAATCAAGGTGCTGACTGAGAAACCGCCAGTTGGGAAGATTCGGCACAGCTTGCAGATGGTGTAGATTGTATGCAAGTTGCGCATAACTTTATGCAATAGTTGCATGCACTTATTACCGGCCATGTGGTATAAACCAGTTATCCCTTGGCAGGGATAAACAACCTCAGTAAAACCGGATTTGCGTCCTGGCGGTGTATTGAGCACCGTTCTGCCAACTCACCGAAAGGTGTGAGGACGCAAATCCGGTTTTCGTCTTTGAAAGAACGAAATGTCCGAACTCTCTGTTTTCAATTTTGACTCGTACCAAGTCCGAACCGTGGCACGCAACGGAGACCCCTGGTTTGTAGCATCCGATGTTTGTGATGCGCTTGACCTTGGCAACAACCGACAGGCAGTCGCCCGTCTTGACGAAGACGAGAAGGGTGTCACTACTGTTGACACCCTTGGAGGCATGCAGGATGTGACAACCGTCAATGAGTCTGGCATGTATTCATTGATCTTTACAAGCCGCAAGCCAGAAGCAAAGAGGTTCAAAAAGTGGGTAACGTCAGAAGTTTTGCCAACTATCCGTAAGACTGGAGGCTACGCCAGTGAATCCACTTGGCTGAAAGATCAGCTATTGACGGCAAAAGATCAAATTATTGATCTGCAACGTCAAATTCTGCTATCTATGCAGGAGCAGAAAAACAATGCAGCAAAAGAATATAAAGCTGTTATTGAGTACCAAAACAAGCGCACAAGCAAGCATGAAAAGATATTGTCTATGCTGTCGAGAGGTGAGCAAACACCAATGTGGAAGGTGACGAAAGCACTTCGCACGAACCTCAAACATGTACAGCAACTGCTTGACGACCTGACTTCAGACGGAAAAATCACGGTCATTACCGAAAAGCCAGCGGTGGGAAAAACTCTCAGACGGGTTGCCTTGGTTTAACCACCCGCCACACCACACAATCCGCCTTCTGGCGGTTTTTTTTCGCCTGAGCCATGCCGAGTTTCGCAATAACGCAGTCACTCCACAGCAATGACGCAGCTAATTGCGTCATTGCGATTGTAAGTTTCGTGTAAGAGTGTATACACTTTAGAGGGTTTATATAGGTATTTTATATATATTTTATATATATATATTTTATATATATACTATATATAGTAACACTTCTATGCTATCAATCTTGAAGTGTCTCATTTTCACAACACAACACCGACCACCATGATTTTCTACCCTGTTTTGTAGCAATGACGCAATTTCGCAATTTCACAGCAAATTTTTTTTAGACCGTTTGGTGTGTGGTTGTTTTTTTGTGTCTATATGGTGCGTCATTGCGAAAGTGTGAAATTGCTGGTTTTTGACTTGTAAGCCATTGAAAACAAACAACTTTCACAATTTCTCACAGTGCGTTGTTGCTGGATTCACGGTGGATATTGCTATGGATCACACCCGATATGGGACAATCCACCCCATGCAACAGACACAAAACCACCACCACACCCGCCACAACCCGCACGCCCACCGTGTACTGCAACGATCAGCCGCTTATTTGCTGGCCCATGCGTGCCAGATGTGGCCACAGCGCGCCAAAAGCCTTTGGCTGATACCAGCACAGCCACACGGCGCGAAAAACGCTCAGAGAGCCTCTGGCACATCGCATGCGTGAACAATCCCGCCTCCACAGCCTGCTAGAAACGCTTTCCAGCATCGCCATTGGGTTTTGTGTGTCGCTTGGTATCACTGCCGTGGTGCTGCCAGCCTATGGCCTTCCCGTGACGTGGCAAAGCAATGTCGAGATAACGGCAATCTTCACCGTTGCCAGCATCGTGCGAGGCTATGCGGTGCGTAGGCTGTTTGTTTGGCTTGGCAGTAGGCGGTAGAGCTACAGACGAAAAAAAACGGCCACAGGGGCCGTTTTGGTTGGTTTGTGGGGTGTGTTATCAGTCGGCAAAATTGAACAGCCTTGCACCACCAACATCATCGGCCACCATTGCCACAGTCAAATCATCATCTTGCACATCAAGGCCAAGGCTAACAAGTGTTTCTTCGCTGTACTCTACTTCTTCAATCTCAACGTCAAAACCCAAAGCGTGAGCGGAGCGGATGCGGTGGCAACCTTCAAGAGCTGCCCATACCCCGTGGCACTCAACCCACACGGCGCGAATTGTCGGAGCGCCAAGCTCTTCCATTTTTGCCATCACGTCTGACAAATGGGCTTTGTCGTAGTGGGTATGGAGCAGTGCGATGGTTGTCATTTTCAATCCTCAGTTAACCCCAGGTAACCGCCTGGTTCGTGTCGCTGTGTGTTGCGATGGGTGTATTGTAGCACTAAAAAAGCACACAAGAAAATAATTTTTTGTGTTGCGCAGTGTTTTTATTGTGTTATAGTACAGCAATGCCACGCAATACAGCAAGGCACAAACAGGAGAATCAGCATGGAATACTTGAAAAACGATGTGGTAGAGCTGGAGTTTGATGACAACTTTGCCCCGCTGACTGATGACGAGTTGGACAGTCTGAATTGGGATTTTGATGTGGTGGCAGCATGAACACACTGCACAAAATCGTAGAACCGAACGCATCTACACCAGCTGTGCCAGATATTCCGGCGCTTGTTGAGGTGCCGCATTCAATGACGGCATCACACGGCATTCGATGCGCTGCCAATGCGCTTAATTTGGCGGCTTCATTGGCTGCAATGCATGCGCTACACGTTGCCGCAATCTCGGCTGGTAGCTGCAAAACTGTACAACTTGCGCTGTGCGATTCTTATGTGCGTATTGAGCGTGTAATGCGAATAGAATTTGGATTAGCTCAGTACTACGGCGGGCTGCTTTACGCATGGCATGGGACTAAGGCTTTTGAGGTGCAGGAATGACAACAAAACTAAAAGGCAGGCCAGCCAAGCCAGATATGCGAACGTATCAGGTGCGGATGACTGAAGCGCAGCATAAGGAGTTCAAGCGGATAGGTGGGTCGGCGTGGTTGCAGAAGCGACTATCAAGTGCGCAGGTGTTGCATCCGTTTGGCTACATACTGCCGATGAAAGTAACGTGGCGATGACCTGCATACGCACCCAAAACGGCATCATGTGCGTGCCTGACTCGTTTGTATCGCTTGAGCCATACGGCGCTAAAGTCTGGTGTGAGTATCACAGCTACACCGGGCCGGTGTTTTTCCGCAGTGAGCGTGCAATCAAAGAGATTGAGCATCCATCGCGTAAAACTTGGGATGCTTATTACAAGTGGCGTGAGAGTTTGAAAAAATAAATTCACACAATCAAACAAACCTGCTAAAAAGAGGTTACAATAACACCAACGCAGCAAACAAGCTGCACCGCACCAGCCGGGTAGCTGGGGTAACGGAGAATTGAAAATGGCAAAGTTTCAACAAGGTGCAACATACAAAACACGCAGCGTGTGCGACCATGACTGCATTATTTCATTGACTGTTGTTAAGCGAACTGCAAAAACAATTACAACTGAAAAAGGCAAGACGCTGAGAATCCATGAATTTGAAGGAGTAGAGCGTGTTAAGCCTTGGGGGACTTACAGCATGGCCCCCATTGTCAGCGCCGCATAAAACACCACCAGCAAGCGCACAACAGGTGCGATTTTGCTTTTGCATAGGAGTAGTATGGAGACGTGCGAAGAATTGAAAGCTGAGTTTGCCAGGCTTGAGGATCAACTTAACAAAGAAACATCAAGCGGATGTACAGCGCGATATTCTATTATCCGCGATATGGCTATTTGCAGCATGAAGATTGGCTACTTTTGCGTCGATCAAAGCAACCAAAAAACCACATGGATTGATCCAGTGCTAGAGCTTGAACAAAAAGTTGCAAAATGAAACCAACCAAAGCAATCAAAGCCTTGCAATCAATGCACGAATACCTCACTGACAAGGTAGCCATTGCAACGATTGAAAAAGGCCAGCCGTCCGGCTACGATCTGCGCAACAAGGCCGCGCTTGAGGATGCAATCGGCATCTATGGCAAACTGCTGGACTACATCGCACGGCAGCGGGCTGAAGGCTTTGGAGCTAGGCTAGATGATGCGCAATGGGATGCGTGGTGCATGGAGGTGTTGGGCGATGTGCTGCCACCGCCTGCGCCTGTGGATGTTGTGGCTATGATGGGCGAGTAGTGATAAAATTTCATCATGCTCACAGCAAAACAGGAAAAATTCGCACAGTGCATTGCCGATGGGATGACTCAGGCGGATGCTTATCGGGCTGCGTTTGATGCTGGCGGGATGAAGGCTGAGACGATCATTCAGGCCGCTAGCCGTTTGATGGCGAACAGCAACGTTTGTGCAAGGGTTGCAGAATTGCGCAAAAAGCTCGAAAATCGCCACCTTTGGACGCGAGAGGACTCCGTGCGAGTGCTGCGTGAGGTGGCCGACAGCGGAAAAGGCAGTGATCGCGTGCAGGCCATCAAAGAGCTGAACGCCATGCACGGTTTCAATGCTCCGCAGAAGGTCGAACTGACTGGGGCTGAAGGCGGGCCAATCCAGACCATTGACCCGACAAAGCTATCGCCGCAGGCGCTGGCCGAGCTGATGGCGGCACGGAATGCTGAGGGTTGATTTTGACGCTGTAGAGCGCGAATACTGCCGCCGCAGCCTTGCAAATTTTGCAAAACAGGCATGGCGCGTGCTGGAGCCGACCACGCCGCTCAAATGGGGGTGGGCACTTGACGCAATCTGCATGCACCTGGAGGCCGTAACTGATGGCCG